ACAGTAACATAATTCAATTTATCTATATTTCTAACGAGATCAAGTTGTGAAGAATTCACTTCACTGAATTTCTGAACCATATTGGAACTCACAAAGTTTTTCTTATTAGTAACAAAAGATTTTAAGTTATTTCTTACTGTCCTTATTGTTTTATTTTTTAACGGTTTTGTAGATATAAATTCCAATATATACCCTTGATTATTTTCAAAATAATCGTTTGCTGTGGTAAATATTGTATCTACCTTTCCCTGAATATTCTGAGGACTTCCGTATATTTGAACGTTATTAACATCAAAAGTTCCGTTTTCATAAAATCTGTTAAGTCTATTCATCTCGGTCATAAATCCCCACCCTCTTTCGGTTGCTATCGCTTGTAAATTGTTTGTCAAAGCAAAAACATAATTTTTTACTTTGTTACTAGTGTCTTCAATAATAGGTTGATAGTTAATTGTCCCTGTGAATCCAGTGTCATTTACTTCAGTAGAAACTACCGCTCCTATATAGGTACCACCTGGGTTATTTTGTGAGACAACTCCTTGTGTTTTGACCTTTTGGTTTTCTTGAATCTGAGCATACAGTTTGTTGTCAATTTCCGAAGTGTCTTCGGTGGCGTCTGCCCTCTCATCATACATTTCTGTATTTGCGTAATAATTAAATGACAAGGCGTTTTGTAATCTATCGATTGGTTCTTTAAGTCCTGATCCCCCAATAAAATCGAATGATAAACTAACCGTTGCAATCATCGGTTGAATTCCAATCCCTTCAGGATTAATGTCTAAGTTTTCAAATTGAAATTGAACACTGTTAATTAATATTTTGGTATTATAGAAATCTCCAATCCTCAATACACAAACTGGAGGTGCTCCAAATGCGGTGTTTTCTGCATCATTAATTTTTTCTTCACCTCGATCATTTATAACAGGAATTGTTGATCCCGGTCTTGTACATTGATTCAAAAAGGTTAATCTTGAGTTCAAACCTTCGGGTGTTATTGAATGGAATCCAGGGTGAAAATATTTTAATTTTTCTTTCAACGAATCATAAACAACAGGTGTGGTCTCTTTCATCATTTCGAAATAAGAACATTCCGATAATAAATTTCTTAACACTTTTTTTGCAAGGCCAGGTAACGGTGTGATATTTTCTGTTCGTGTCACTGTTGTTGTTGTAACATCTTGAGTAGTTCTCAAATATTGAGGTCCAGTTGATTTTATGTCTGCCGGGTTTGGTAATTCGTCTGTTTGTAATGATTCCTGTACTTGAGGTTGTTGTTCTTGAACCGGCTTTGGTGACGCAACTGTTGTTATTATAATTTGCACATTTCTATCTTGAATTGCTTGTAAGGAAAATACTGTGTTCTGTGTAGATCCTGTACTGACCGTTTGGTTTGAGTTAATTTCACCGGCTGGTGTTTTATTTATTTTAAATAAATTACCCACAAAGTTGTTCAAAGTACCACCACTATATTCCTTGAAGAATTTTTCTATAGAATCAATTCTACGGTTCGATAATCCAAAATTATAATCTGATGTCGCAATCGAAGAAGTGTTTCCAATCAAATTCATATTGACGGTAACACCATCTTTACATAGTTCATTTATTCTTACAGCAACCTTTTTTAATTGTTCAACATTATCTTGTATTTCAGTATTGAAAAAATTATTAACGGCATTAGCATTTCCACTTCCATTAGCATACTCGTTTTGTTTTTGCAGATATTGTGGAAGTAAATCTTGGAAATTTGGGGTTGTGTTTGGTTTTGGGTAGTCGTTCCTAAAATATACTTTAAAATCATCGGGTTCGATACTGATGTCCACTTCGGCAGTATCTTCTGTAAGATCATCTGTGACTACAGGTGCTGCAGGTTCGGGTGCGGTTGGTACTATTGGTTGTTCGGGTGGTAATATTTCTGTGACGGTCTCTATAGTTGTTGTATCAGTGGTTTCACTTAATATTACTTGTATCTGTTGTAATTCTTTGAGTGGTATTGTATTGTAAATTTCAGCAAGTTGGTATAAATCATACTCTTTACATCCCGCATAAAAAGATTCTAATATTGAATTAGTTTCTTCAGCGGTTTGACCTTTCAAAACTTTATCAACAATTAAATTCAACACAGAAGGATGGTCGACAACAATTTTGAAAGATAAACTTCCACTTCTTGTACTATTACCATAGGTGTAAATTGGTTCGGGTCTACCAATAAAGTCGGTTGAGTTCCATCTTGATGATATTTGCTCGGAAAATGTAAGATCGTATGGTGGAAACCACATAATTCTTCCTCCATTCGGACCTCTTTCACATAAAGGTAAATCTTGTACCGTAAAACCTTTCTTTTTGGAAGGTTTCCATGCCAAGTTTTCTAGTGAAAACATGTATTTTTTTACACCTTCATTAGTTAAATTTGTCGCATCAGCTCCTCTGTAAGGGGTTATATTTAAATTATATGGAGCATCTAAATTAGAGTAAGAAAAACCTCTAATGTTTCGAGTTTTTTTCTGTAACCTTTCCATTGTATTGAAAGGTTGATCTTTAGTAAAGATTCTACAGTATTCTTCTCCTCTCGATATTCCGTTGTCATCCACATATTTGATAACTTTTGACCCTTTTGTAATTTCTTTATATCCATCATTGAAAATTTTGGATACTTGGTTGATTGCATTACCAATACTTTGTAATCCTTTCCCTCCTCCCGGATTTGATAATACTAATTGTTGTGTCTTATCTAATATAGAGTCTTTCGTAAACGCAAATCCTTCAGAGACTGTTCCTCCAAAAGTTGCAGAAGCACTTCCACCAAATGTGGTTCCATTTGGTCCGACAAAGACACCAACACCCGTTTGATTCGACCCGACCCAAGAAAAACCTCCTTGTAAGTCTCCCTGATTATAATATGATCTACCACCCAATCCAAATTTAAAAGTTTGATCTAATCCTTCTCCCTCATATGTAATACCAATAATACTATACCCATAGACAGGAACTCCGTCCATACCTGATGGTTGATCGTTCGGTGGTGCTACAAGATTTGGTATTGGTGTTTGTTGTGTTCCTAAATAGTATTGACCAGCAGGTGGTTGTGTCCCTCCCAAGGATCTACCAAGTTCAGCAATTGATTGGATACCTTGACCCAATAAAGTTTGTGCCGCTTGAACTTGTGAACTCCTATATTCAGGTCTGTACTTGTTGAATTCTAAATTTCTAAAAAGAGTGGATTTCTGACCTCCTCCGGTGTTTTGTAAAAAGTTATATGATGGATCTAATTCGGGTCTTCCGAAACCGATTACGGAAGAGATTGCCTGTCTTAAATCATTTACTATTCGACCCCCAACTGTTGTTTGTTCATTTGCTGTCACAGGTGAAGAATCATCAAAATAATCACCAGGAATCCAAGAATAAGGACTATATACTCCTGTAATTCTTGACACAAGATCTAACCCTTTTCCAACCAAGTTATCAGGTTGTGAGATTTGCCAATTTTTTTCAATTAAGGTTCTATTACCTGTTAATAACGCAGTTGCCTCATAAGGATCGGAAAGAGCATCCAATAAGTTAATCCTACCAAAAGTTTCTTCCCTGATTTCTTGTCCTATTCGATATTGAAATTGTTGTTTCAATATCTCGGCTGAGATTTGTGCTAATTTTGAATCATTGGAAAGTGATCCATCAGAACCAAAGGGGTTGGTTTGAAGAACAATATTTTGAAGCGAATAAAAAGAAGCAACGAATGTGTAATAAGTATCCCTATTATTAATGATGTTTTGTATATCTTGTATTGATATTGGTTGACCAAATCCATCACTAGGTCCAAAAAAGTTGAGTAGATATTGTTTTTCTAAATAATCGGGGTATAGTTTAAGAAGTTCTTGTGAGTTTTGGACTGCGGAGTCTCTTAAATTTATAGGAAACACTCCATTTTCACCATTAACTTGTGTTGAAAAAGTACCCTCTACAGTATATGGTGATAGATTTTTGACAATATTATGTTTTCTGAAAACATCAGAAATACTATTACCAAAACTCAGCGAACTATAAGCCATCTATTTTTTATTTTATAAATAGATGATTTTGTAATTTATGATTTTTGTCTTCTCTTCTCGTTGACTCTTTCAAACTCTTCTGACAGTTCTTTTATCATAAATTTTCTTTCAAAAACAGGCATTATGATTAAGTCTTGGTAAGTTATAGATGTATTCCTCACCAAATAGTAAAACTCTTTGAGTTGTATTTGCTTATATTCAGAAGAAAGGACGAAAAAATTCAGCCCCAAAGGCTACATTTACATGTACCTCTTCACCAGACGGGGCTAATATTCTTTGTTTAAGGTCCAATCTCGGTTCCAATTCTTCTAATTCTTGTCTCAAAAACTTGGAATCTGCAATCGGTAGGTTAGAGACGAACCGTGAAATTTCATTTCTATCATCGACACCATCAACAGAGACAATATTCATCTCTAATCTTTTAGTAACAATTGGTGCAACCATACCTTGTGGGTATGAATCTCGTATTTTTCTCAAGTTGATTTGGTCACCCAAAGTTAAAAGTTTGACTTTAACTTCATTTCCCGATTTTGGAAGTTTGATTGTAAAATGTCCATTACTATCGGGCTCTTTATCAATTTTTTTGAAGTTTAGTTCTTCCAAGTTTATTTCAGCATCAAAAACTTGTTTTGTTTTTGGGTCAGTGGTTTTGATTTTGTATTGAGATCCGAAAGCTGTGTTTCTTAAAAAAACCAATATTGCCTCGGCGTCCCCTTCCAACAATTGTTCGGGTGAAATATCTGGTTCGTAAATTTTACTCCTCAATAAACTTGTAATAAGCGTATTAACTTCTTTTAAATTTTGACTCATAAGTAGGTTTTCATCGGAAGCCGTCAAATAACCAACTTTCAAACTTTTTTTTCCTGAAGGATAAAATTTACCCTGAGAAGGTAGTGGAACCACATCGTGTGGTAAATTAAAATTTTCTTGACCGTATGCTTTAGAATTATCCATAATAAAAAACCTCGGGATATAGTCCCGAGGTTAAAATAAACTGAAATACTATTAAGTCAATATAAATTACCGAAAGTTTGTCGGTGTTTTAGTAGACGAGGATACATCTGTCAGGACGCAACGTAGCTGTGATAGTGGCAAGAGCGTCATCACTGTATCCCAAACTGTCAAAATTCACATCAGTTAGGAATGTTCCTTGAAGAATCCACTTTTCAACAACCACACCGGTTGGATCAAGGAGTTCAAGGTCAATATCTTTTTTATAACCAGCAGCATAACCCATACGGCCAGTTACAGATTCCGCATGAAGTCTAACCCATTCCATAAGAGCTTGAGCTGCTGATGGTCCGATAGGGTCTCTGAATGTGACATTGATTGTGTTCCAATTGAATCTACCCGCCACATATGTAGAGGTGTTCAAAAATGGGATCTCTGTTGCATTAATCGAAACTTGTGGTCTTGAGGTTGACTCTACAAACCATTCGTTTATGCCCAACGATGATGGAAATCTTAAAATAAATCTATTTTTCCTTTTTGGTTCATAAGGAACCGGCATTTTCATTAGTAAGTCTGCCATATTTTTCTATTTACTTTTATTCAGTTTATTTTATTTCTTATCTAGTTCTTACACTAGTTTTATTTTTATTATAAATACTCTAGTTTTTTATTTTATTTCTTTTTTTTCTCCTCCGGTTGTTTGAAATACTTTGACCGGACTTTCTTCTGGATATTCCTTTTCCAAAAACCCTTTTATTTTTTCTATGTTTTTGATGTCATCATCTGAAAACCCTATTTGAGGTACGAAGAAATTTTTAACATCGTTTTTGAAGAAAGCTCTTTCTTGTAAACTCTCCGACATTTGTTTAACATATCCGATAAATTCTTTCAATGCTTTTATTTTCCCTTGCTCAGGGTTCTGAAGAGATCCTTCTCCATATGTTACAGGATAAAACTTACATAAATCAAGGTATTCGTCTATAAGTTGGTTTTTAGAAAGGTTGGATTCTTCACCTGTTAAATCTCTGTATTTTTTAAGGTTTTCATAACAAACATTTCCATTTACCCCATTATAGTTCATCAAAAGATAGTTTTTACACGCCTCTTTTAATGTTTGTGGTGAGTGACCTCTTGCTGTGATTATAGAAAAAATTGACCCCCCATTCAAACATTCCACAAAATCTTTCCATGATGGACCCGGTGGTGCTGATAGAGCATCAATAATAAATTGTTTGTCACCTTTTAATGTAAAATGTCTAAATGGTTGGTCAGCAAAACCTACTATAGTGTGTCCGTGATAAATAAATGGTTCCTTACCAATCATTTCTCTGTATTTTGCAAAGTCCTCTGATCCCATACCCACTTCTCTTTCATCTTCCGTCATAATGATAATTTTTGTTGGCATATAAACAATATTATCATCCCAATCGAAAGCATAATATTTAGAATCTGGATTTACATCATCATTAAACCCTTCAGAAAGAAGTTTTTCTTCCAAATAATCTTTTACAATTCTCTTAAGTAATTCCATAGTAATAGTAGAAAGGGGGAGATTTTACCCTCCCCCTTTTTTATTTGTTTAGATATTTTCGAAAGACGCTCCTGTTGGAGTAATTACGAATTCAATATCAATGAATTCAAGAGATCTTGTTGGTTTGATATAAATCTTGCCGGTTAATTGGTTTCTGTCAATATCCTCAGGTGAAGAAGAAACTGTAACACGGAAGTCTGTCAAACCTCTATCTCTTCTGATTCCATCAAGGATTGGATTGACCGCATCCAAGAAATCTTGTCTGACTTGTTGGTCGTTCTGTTCGAAGAGGAGTCTCACCGCAACAGCAGAAATCAACTTTCTTGCTTGTAACAACAATCTTCTAACATTGATTCTATCCAAAGCCGATTCACGGACTTGAAGAGTTTTGTTACCCCAAATGACAGGTCCTACATCTGAGAAGGTTGCAATTGGGTTGAGTCTTCCTTGGTAAAGGATGTCTCTATCTTCTTGTGTGAGTTTTCTTCTTGCTTTGACTGCGTTGACCAAACCTCTTGAGTAACCTGCAGATGCGAACCATGGGAACGCGATGTTGTCTGTAAGAGCAAGGTTTCTAACAACTTCAGATGTAGGTGGAATCCAAAGGTTTGTGTTATTAACGGTGTCTCTAACCAAAATCCAAGGATAGTAAGTCGCTGTGTAGTTTGAGTCGATTTCACTATCTTCAAGATTATTGACAGCATCTGTAGGATAGATGGTGTCATCAGGATCAGAGGTTGAAGAAACAAACATGTTGAAGTCCGGGGTAGTTGTGATGTAGATTGAGTCAGCTCTATCTTGTTCGACAATATCAATAGCGTCTTGTACAAGAGCCAAGTTATTTACATAATCAACACCTGGAGTTACAAACACATTGATATTAACTGACGCTGGGTTGTTAAAGGTTTGATATCCTTTAAGGTAAGCATAGTAGTCGGTGTTTGCCCATTCTGTATTTTCACCATCTGTGATTTTCTTAAACGCTCCCCATCCTGATGCATTTGGGAACTGTGCTGATGGTGCCGCTCCGAGTAAGTATTTTGTGTCTCCGAGTTGGTAAGAATCTGCGTTTGTTCTGTATTCTCTATAGATGTCCCATCCGTCAAAACCTCCTGCTGGTAAAATAGTGAATTTACGAGAGAAAATTTTGTAGTAAGGACTTGTAGATGAAGTTGGTTCTGCTTGGAATGTTGCCGTTCCACACTGATAAGCTGACTGACCTGAAGTTACATACGTGCTTGGGATAGTGATTGCACTTGCGTTAATATCCATGTGGAAACCTTGTGTTAGGTAGTTCCAATCAGCTGATGTTGTGTCGGTTGCGATATTGTCAGGTAAAACTTTACCTTTGTAAGAGAAGAAGTCAGCATCAAATCCTTGAATGTTCGAAATACCAAGATATGTTCTTCTAACTTTATCTCCCGAACTTCTAACACTTGATGCTCCACCTGATGCGGTGAGAACAGGTGTGTTGAAAGGAGGTGTATAGATGACCTGACCTGGTGTGTAGTATTGAGTCTTATAGATCAATGAAGGAGAAATGTTTGTAGAATAATTTCTTGAGATGTAACCTTCAAATCCACATGGAAGTGCGTCGTTGGGGTGACCCTCAACAATTTCCAACATGATGTATCTTGACTTCAATTCATACTCACCATTTGCCGTTCCTACTTTAAGAGCGATGTAGCTTGGACTTGTAGCATCCATTGTACAGTTCGCAAATCTTTCAAGAACAGTTGGGTTTTCATCTGTATCATAGAAATCGCGAACCAACAAATCAAAGTTATTATTTGCAAATGAAATATTCGAAACAGAAATCTTAATTTGTTTGTTCGCATTATTACCGTCAGAAATTGAGATGAATCTGAACAATCTTTCAACCGTATCACCACGAAGTTCAGAAACCAAGTAAGGAGTAGATGGTGTTTGATATTGTTCAGCATACCATCCGATTGTGTCAGGATCCAAACTCTGTGCTGAGTCGAACGAGACCAATGAAGTTGAAAGACCTCTAACTTTACCTAAGTTGTAAAGATTCGCTAAAAGTGCGGTGTATTCTTCTTCCAAGAAGAGAGGAACCTCAGTTCTGTCTTTCGAGAAGTTAGATCTACCAAATACCTTTGACAAGAAATCTGTTGATGATGACTGTAAAGAAGTTTGGAAACTGAATGTAGTTGCGTCTTTGGTTAAACCTGAAAGTGTGAAGTTATTGAACGGATCTTGTGAAATTCCATCTAAGTTGTCCAACATCACAACATCTGTTGTACCTGTAACCTGATAGGTTGGGTTGTTATCATCGTTGTATTGTGAGATACCTCTTGATCTAAATGTTGCAACAATTAAGTTGTGTGCGTCGGAGTAAGTATCCGCGGTGTAAGTATTAACCAAAACATTACAAGTTCCTGTGTAAGAACCTGTTCCATTGGTTGTAAGTGTTGCAATTCTTGTAGAGAATGAAAGACCGGTATAACTACTACCATTCAAACTGAATAAGCCGTAGTACCAAGTATCATTATCTACACTTGTGAAATCCGCACTAGATGCATTGAGATTATTACAATCGAAAACATTTGTAAGTGCGGTAAATCCAGCACCTGTCAATGAATTATAAGAACCTCCTGATAAAGAACCAAAAACATAAGCGGTATTGGCCGACAACGAAGGTGTAGAAATGATGTCAAAGGCAAATCCCTCAATTTCATCTAAAACGGTAGAAGAAGTACCATTTGCGAAGGTTACAGTATTTCCAGTGACTGCTGTGACATAAGAACTTACTGATCCACCTGTAAATGTTACAACAACACTTGAAGTGCCAGCGGTTGTTGCTACAAAAGAAAATCCAAAAGAACCTGCATCTGAAGAAAGACCAATAGTATCTACATCAGGATTTGAGATAGTCTTCAAAGACCAAGATGGTCCAGCGTCATATCCTGAAAGACCAAGGATTCTTGTTACGAATAATTGATTCGATTGTTGTAAGTAGGCTTTAGCAATGTATGCCGCTTCATACTTTGGGATTTGTGTGTTGACGAACTTTGTTGGGTTGGTTCCACCAAAGTATAATTGAAACTCGTCAAAGTTTCTGATGAAGACGGGTTCAAAGGCCGGACCTTGAAGTGTTTCACCCACAAGACCGAGGGTTGTTACACCCACACTTTGAGCCACAAATGATAAGTCACGCTCCGAAGTATAAACACCAGGAGAGACGAAAACTGAATTTGCTGTTGCCATTTTTTAATTAAAAATTCTTTACTTTTATTTTTTCATAAATATTATGAAAAATCCCAAAAGAACGGGTCATTACAACAATTCTTACAGAAAAGATAATTTTTTCTTACTTTTTTATCCTTGATTTTTAATCATATAGGAGTATATTTTCTCTATGAAGAATATTAAAATATCAGAGGAACATCATCTAATATTGAAAAATTATTGTCAAAAAAATGGTATGAAAATTCATAAGTTTATTGAAAAACTTATTTTTGATAATTGTAAAAAAAAGAAAGATATATACGGTGAATAATCAAATAAGTTTTGAGGTTACCAAAATTTGGCTATCCTCACCATCATTCACCTTTCTAATATCAACAGTCATCACATCACCATTATTTACAAAAACAATCGGAGGATTTTCTGCAAAATATTCATTATTGATATAGACATAGTAGGATTCAACATTAATAAGATCGTTGAAAGTAATGTCAGAATTAAAATCAAATTTTTGACTCAAAGAGGTAAGACCATTCAAGAAAGAAAAAGAAAAGTCAGTATCTCTCAAATCAGGTACAACAAACTTTTGTCTTTTTCTTTTAGGCGGCACAACTTCAACAACCTGAAGGATTCGGCTAATTGCAGGATAAACCTCAAACTCTTTTTCATCGATTAAGAATCCAAGCATTGTCAGAGTATAATCTTGGACATAATACTTCCTTTTTTCCAAATCCAAAACGGATTCGTCGGAAATGTTTTCCAAAATGATTGGAATGTAATGACCTTTGATGAAAGTGTATGCTTGTCTTGATGCAAATTTAGAAATAACTGTTTTATTGAACGCATTCAATTCTGTCATTCTATTACAGAAAATTTTCACATTGAAAGTAATATCAACAGGAACGGGTTGGGGGATTTTATAAATGTCCATCCCTTTTCTATTTCCATCCCAAGTAGGAACCTTTGCATAATAAAACATTTTTTTATTTGGGATGTTATATCTGAGGGCGGGGTTGGTTCCAAATTTCACATCGGGATTTCTAACGGTTGCAACAAAAGGAGGATTTATATTTTCATCCAAATCGGTGAAGTTCCAAGTTTCGGCAAATTGAGCCCAATTTTGAGTTGTAATGATCAAATCAACGGTGGGTATTTTTTTTCCCGACACAACGGTACCCAACTCATTTTTAACAAATTCCAACATACCCAAATCAAGATCTTCGTGTAAAATACTTTTAGGAAGATAGGTTCCATCTTCTTTGATAAAATCCACTAATTCTTCTCTTCTCTCATACAAAATTTTATCTTGTGTGAGTTTGATATCTTTTTTTATTTTTTTTGGAAATCCCATCAGTTTCCTCTAAATTCATTGTCCTTGACAGGTGATGCTATTACCGTTCTATAAAACGGATATACACCACCATAAGTGTGTTTATTGTCCGAAGTTACTTTTCCATCATTCACAACTGTATAATACCTTACTCTACTTTCAGTTTCGTAATAACCAATATAATCACCATATTTTATATCAACACCGAGTTCTTCTAATTCTGAAATATAAACAGATATTTGAATATTACCAGGTTCCAAATTTCGCAACTTCGTGTTTCCAAGATTTTCGTTTTGTGGTTCCAAAACTTTAACGAAACCCTTAAACTCGACTGGGGTCTTATAAACAATACCATCTTCCTCTACTTCGCCATACACATTACTTTTTTTGGTTTTTGATTGGTCGACTTGGTATAAAACCAAAGTAAAGTTCATATCACCATATAACCACTCTTGACCCATCTCCAATTCTAAGTTGAAGTCTTTGTCACCAAAAAATTTAGAAAGACGGTTTATTGGAACTCTTTTACTCATACTCAATAAATATCAAAAACATTTATTTCTTGGATACACCAATATTATTGATAAATAACATATCTTTTTCTATTTTTATGCTTATATATTGTGGTTTTGGAAAAATTAGATACCCTACCAGAAAGAAAAGCAATGGTGATATTGGAAACTTATGAAGGTTCCAACAACTATATTTTGAAACTGAAAAAAAGTTATAATAATCAAAAAAACTTTAAACTTTCTCGGAATCAATCTGATTACATCATACAAAATCATCAAACAACTCCTAAAATTGCAAGAAAGTGGGTCGATATAGATTTTTATTTCTCTGAAAAAATATTCGCAGACAAACTTCTTTCTGAACCACCCAAAAGAGTTTATATTGAGAAATTATTGGTAGATGGTGATAAATCTTATCATGTTTGGGGTAAGTTTTTTGAAAGTGAGGAACTTCATGATTTTTACCTACCAAAGGCAAGTCTTCTCAAAAAAGAAAAACAAGTTGAAATTGATTACGAAAAGTATTCGGTCAGACCACCTATGGATCATCAGAAACTTGCAATCGAAAAACTTGTGGCAAATGAAAGATTTATTCTCGCTGACGATATGGGATTGGGTAAAACCACATCAACCGTAATAGCATCCCTTGAATCAGGATCAAAAAAAATATTGGTTATTTGCCCTGCCTCTTTGAAAATAAATTGGTATAGAGAAATTCAAAACTATACTGATCGTAGTATTTCTATCGTTGAAGGAAAGAAGTGGGAGAGTGCCGACTTTGTGATTGTGAATTATGATATCATTAAAAATTTCCATGATTCAGAAAATTTAGAAAATTCTGTCATTGTGAAAGAAAACTTTGATTTAGTAATCATTGACGAAGCTCATTATATCCAAAATAAAAAGGCAGCAAGAACACAATTATGTAATGATGTTGCAAATAAAATTGGCAAGGTTTGGTTATTGACGGGGACACCTTTGACATCTCGTCCTATCAATTATTTCAATCTTTTGGAATTAGTTGATTCTCCCGTCGCTCAGAATTGGATGGCATATGTCAGACGGTATTGTGATGGATTTCAGTTTAGGGCGGGAAACAGAAAAATATGGAATGTAAATGGAGCGTCAAACTTAGAGGAACTAAGAGATCGAACTCAACATACCATCCTCAGAAGATTGAAAGAAGAAATCTTGGATCTACCTGACAAGATCATAACACCAATTTATCTTAATCTCAAATCTGACACATACAAGACCTTAATGGGTGAATATTTCGATTGGTATAGAAATAATGAAGAATCAAAATCCTTGGCTCTGCAGTTTTCCAAACTGATGAAGGTGAGACAAATTATTTCTCAGGAAAAAATTAAAAACACAATCGAAATTGCAAACTCATCGATTGACCAAGAAAAAAAGGTAATAATTTTTACAAACTTCACCGACACATTAAATCAGTTTGTTGATTATTTCAAAAAAGATTGTGTTTATTTGGACGGATCTTGCACCAAAAATCAAAGACAAGACGCGGTTGATAGATTCCAAAATGATGATAAAGTCAAAGTATTTGTTGGTAATTTGAAAGCGGCGGGTGTTGGTATAACTCTTACCGCTGCAGAGGTTGTAATCATGAATGATTTATCTTTTGTACCTTCAGATCATTCTCAAGCTGAAGACAGGGCTTATAGAATTGGACAAAACAAAGGAGTTAGCATTTATTATCCAATATTCGAAAATACAATCGAAGGTAAAATTTATGATATTCTTTCAAGAAAGAAGAATATTTTCGAAACAGTGATGGGTGATAATATTGATACAGGAACCGTAGCAGAAGAAATTTTGAATTTAATTACGGAACATTTCTCGTAATATTTATAGACAAACCTTTCAGTTATGTCCATAGAACAAAAATCCGAAATTTTAAAAAACCAAATCATTTTAGCCGAACAAACTCCAAATGAGGAGAACCCACTCTTAACCGAGATGAAATCCATAGGGATCGAAAATTTACCTTACAGTTACACATCTTTAAGGAAATTTATAGACCCTGAGACAATGAATGTTCATTACAACAAACATTACAAAGGATATGTCAAAAATCTTAACGCGGCGTTAAAGAAGTTAGGAGAAGATGAAGTAAATCTTGAAGATATTGTAAAGAATATATCAAGATATAACACCACAATCAGAAACAACGCTGGTGGAGCATTTAACCACGCATTGTTTTGGAAAATGCTCACTCCCGAAAAACAAACAATTCACGGGGATATTTTGAAAAGAATCAGAAAAGATTTTGGTTCTTATGAAAATTTCAAAAATAAATTTATGAACCGTGCAACAACAAAGTTTGGTTCGGGTTGGTGTTGGTTGGTTTTGACCAAAAGAAATTCATTGAAAATTGTTTGCACGACTAACCAAGACAATCCACTCATGAACTTGGTTAAAAACGGAGGTTATCCATTACTAGGATTAGATCTTTGGGAACATGCATATTATTTGAAATATAAAAACAAAAGAGATGAATATGTTCAAAACTTTTGGAAGGTCGTGAATTGGGAGTTTGTGAATAAACTATATTCTGACCAAATCAAAAGGACATCTCCAACAACCGAAACCAAAGAACAAATAAGGGAGTCAAGAGTATTGTTGGAAGAAAATTCAGTCAATCCTTGTAAAAGTCCAAAGTTCAAACAGGTGGTTTTTAACCGATTGTCACCTTACCAAATAAAACTTTATTCTAAAGTCATTTTTGATGTTTTGAAACACAAATATTCTCAGAATTGGAAGGAAAGTAATAGAGAAACGAATACACAATATGGATTCTACGATGTGGAACAACCAGGTAGATCGGTTTTGAATCTTGCAAATACTAACTACTCCCTTATGTGTTTTCTCGTTCTATTGATGAACAAAGTTGCAAAAGAAAAGGGTTGGGAACCGTTGGATTTTAAAACACCCGACAGGGAAAAATTCAATAAGAGTTTTAACAGATTTTTAGGTATGTTAAAAGCATACAGAGCTGAAATCACACAAGGTTGGATTTTGAATCAGGTCTTTGAGATTTTGGGATCGAAGTTCAAAAAAGGAAAATTTAATGAAGATACCTTTTTTGAAGTATTAAAAGAAAGGTTGGGTGATAGGGTTGAGATCAATGTAACGAGTGGTCTTGGTGCTGCCGACGATTTCAGAGGTATAGATGGGAGAATCACAATAGATGGAACCCCATATACCATACAGGTCAAACCATTTTCGAACGCAAAGTTGAATGAAGAAAATTTTCATGTTGTTGAAGGAAGCGCAGCAGTTAAGAATTATTCGACCGATCTGATGGGTTTTATATCAAAAAATAGAGATATTTTAGTGTTCCATAGATCAGGTATGGATATATCTAAAGGGGATTATCGGTTTCCAAAAGAAAATAAGATGGAACTGTAATATTTATCAATAAAAGATAAATGGCAGGAATCAGTCAACAAGAGAGAGAAACTTTATATAAAAGAGTTTTACACCTTTTAGGTGCTCCCTTAAGAAGTATTGAAATAGAAGAGGAACAAATGGATTCTCTTTTAGAATTTGCAATACAGGATTATTCACAATATATAAATGAATGGTTAATTGAGTCTCAATGGACCTCACTTTATGGGTTGAATCTTGATGAACAATCTCTCACAAAGGCATTTATCACAAGAAACTTGGATTGGGCCACTCAATATACTTACGCATATTCAAAAATAGTAGGTCTTCAAGCCGGTGGAGATTGGGTCTTGGAAAAAGACTACATTGATCTTGTTTCAGGACAACAAATTTATGAAATTCCCGCACATAGAGAAGTGAATGAACTTTTGTGGTTTACCGTAGCAGAACTCAATGGTGGATTTATTGATCCATTTTTGGGTGGATTCGGTGGATTCGGAGGGATGGGTCTCGGAGGACCTGCAGGTTACGCACAGTTTGGGGTTCAAGGAAACTATTTCTTGATGCCAGGTTTTGACCTTTTACTTCGTATGCAAGATAGAAACATCAAACAAAGAATTATTGGTAGTGATCTTACATATAGAATAACCGCTCTTCCTGACGGAAAAAAAGCAATACATCTTATGAATGTCCCTGGAGGTACATTCGATTTTGGTAACCTTGAGAGAAATCAATACAGGGTTTGGTATTGGTATTATGACACGAGTAATAAAGACAGAAATGAATGTTTGGCTAATAATCCTGACATCGTAAAGCTACCATCGGACATTCCAATCGATACTGTCACATGGGATGAACTTAACTCACCCTCTAAAAATTGGGTTAGAAGGTGGTTTATTGCTTATGTGAAAGAAACTTTAGGTAGAGTGAGGGGGAAATTCAGTGGTAATTTAAAAACACCTGATTCTGAATTACAATTAGAATATGATTCCTTATTAACCGAAGCTAAAGATGAAAAATCCAAACTTTTGGAAGAGCTAACCCTCCGTTTAGAGAGGTTAAGACCCGACAAAATGATGGAAAGACAAGCTTTAGAAGCTGAAAACTTGAATAAATCCCTTCAATACAGAGCGTTTCCATATTCCATTTATTCAATTTGATATGAGTATTTTGAAATCTACACCCGTTTATAAATTTATCGATGGAAAATTTGTAAAAACATCCAATATTTCCATTATTTCTGACGAAAGTTACTCAACAAACGGAGAAGGTGTTCTTTTAGTAAAAAAAGTTAATACCTGTAACCTACTTTTGAATTCACAAACAACAGACAATATTGTTGTGAAGTCCCTCACCAAAACCATCATCAGACCTGACAGAGGATTGATTGATGAAGAATATTCAGAACTTGAGATTAACAAGGGAACTGCTGTTCATTTTCAGTACATGGGTGGAAACTGGTATATTCTGAGTTCTGACGGTATTAAGTGGAACTAATCATCTCTTCTCCGACAAGGTCATAGATATAGTTGGGAGAAATTCCCCTCTTTTTCCAATAAATTAATTCTTGTTCAGAAATCGTGAGGACTTCATCCAATGAATCCTGATCACCTTCACCCAATGGCTTTCCATTGAGAAGTTTGCATTGTGATTTTGTGAACAAATAACGATCTTTTGGGTTGTCAATCAAAAGATGTTCCCGAACAATATCATCAAACACAACCAATAGAGGTTCCAGTCTTTTGTTGAAGGTATTGATCGCCCTTGGAACATTGTATTCCCCAACCTTATCAGGATTATTTTCAATATCAGTCGGATCAAGACGATAACAATTGATTATTAGGTCATCTTTTTTCTTCTGAACATCACCATGAGATTGACGAGTTCCGTTATTCACATAATAAATGATATCACCAAGATCAACCTTGAGGTTTTCTTTAATTGCAAGTTCCATATGAGCCATACGGGACATGGGGTTTCCCGCGGCAGTTTTCATACCACATCTTTTGATGTAATCATCAATTGATAGTTTGACCTTTGCTCGGTTTGCAACTTTTACAAGTGGGATTTGCTGGTTGTAAATCTGATCAATATAATCATAATAATAATTTACAAAACCTTCACCGTCACCTGCAAGAAGCATCCTCAAACCTTTGTCGATAAACTCTTCAATATAGATTGGAAGTTTTTTTGATTTAATTGTGTTCCCGACAAGTTTGATTTTTCCCTTCGCCGTGACCAATGCATAGTTTTTTCGGGCAACATTTATACACGAAGGCCAAACCCCGTCCGTATCAAGAGCCATCTCACCCCTCATATAAATGTCATTGTATTCGGCAACATGAGCTTCGGTCCCTTTGTATGTTTTCCCTTCTTCTACTTTCCAATTAAGTCCTTTTCCCACATATTCATAATCCTCTACTTCAGGTGGGGATGAGAAATTCACACCATCGGTGTCCATAACGAGGGGGTCAAATCCTTTATCCATGAAGAACTTAATCATCTGACGGAGATACTGTCTTCCCGTACAAGTAATTTGTTCTCCCATATACATATCCCCCCAATGAAACACTTGGGGTGCGGACAAAGCTCCGAACATGGAGTTGATAAAGATTTTAATTGGAAGTTGTTTTCTATTGTATTGGGATGACAACTTGGGATTGGTTGAATAGTTGTCTTCCGCGAGTTGTTTATATTGAATACGGGTGTCACGGAAAAACTTAAGCATTCCCTTCATCGCGTTTGTAACATCACATTCAGGGAACACATCATGGACAAGTTGAATGGATGGATATAGAGAAGAAAAGTCGAGCTTCAAGACATTTTCGGAATATCCAACCTTAATCAAACGAGAAAGACCTCCCACAAAGTTTGTTTTTTCTCCTTTTTCGGGAATTGCAAGGTTATGTTTATATGACCACGCAAGCATAAGCATCTTCCAAAGGGTTGCTGTTCCCATCGTTGAAACTCTCTCATATGTGGTTGGGAGCATGGATGCAAGAAGGAATGATGCTTGGTTAAATTCCTCATCAACCACCAAAGTTTCCTCCAAGTCACCGTCAAGATATTTTTCAACAAGTTCCACACCCGAAACTTTTTCATACACACCGGGAAAACGGACATCCAAGTCGTTATATTCTTCCTTATCTTTTCTCCAATTCCCATTTTGGGTGTTCAACCAAAAATTATCGTTATTACGATAGAAAGGACCGATTTCAGTATGTTCAAGATAAACACGATTTTCTTTATTTGCTCCGATATATTTGGTAATGTATTTAAGACCTGCAGATTTAATATCAGAGTTAATAGCCTGAGCTCGTCTTACAGAATGGATAATATCAATCACATTATACCCCCATATAGATGTTTGAGTATATCGTTCCACTTCGTTTGCAAGTTTGAGCATTCCATCTTTTTGGGTGATTTTTCTGTCGGGGTTTAAAGAAATACAAATTTCTTTGATATCAAGACCCAAGATCTTACACCTTTCAAAAATCCAATACCAGTCAAAGTTGAATCCATTGTAAGATCCAATAATTGATGGGCGGAGTTGATTAATAATCTTGAAAAATTCGATGATTCCCTGTTTTTCGGACTCATCGTCATGACATTCTATAACTTGGTGAAAACCTTTGTTCGTTTTCATACCAATCATAAAAATACGACCATCCTTTGGTTCCAACGAGGTCGTCTCCAAGTCAAACACAAAACGGGTAATTTCGTTGTATTCCGTAAATCCCTTGAACAACCTCTTTTCCTTTTGAATGAGGTATTGCTCAACGGGGGGTAAAATCATAACCTTATCCCTTGTATGTTCCCCATAAGGATCTACACCACCGTCACGGAAGAATTTGATCAAACTTCTGTAACCGTTGAGACATTTGACCATAAATGTTAGACCTTTTTCAAGTCGTTCATTCCCGTGTGTTTCAAGTTTATCGATGACAATTTTGTGTTCACGGATTGCCTTTTGTTGGGCTTCTTTGGATCCACCATAAAACTTTAGAGACCTTAAGTCTCCGACCCAAGCGAAGGCGATAAAGTTATCCCTTTGAATGGTTTTACCACGGCCAGGTACTTCTTTGATTTTATATATACAGTCATTTACAAAGTCAAATTCAACGGAGACGATGAATTCTTCAGGGTCACTACCTTCTAAGAAGGATTTGATGATTTCGGGAGATGGTGCTTCTTTCATAATGGCTTATTTGCTGTCGTGACATACGACATTTACCTTTTGAAAGAAAAATAGAAAAGTCAGATTGTTAAATCAATTGAATCTTTAACATTTATAAAGAGGGGTTCACGAATAGGGGTCTTCAACACCCCTTTACTGGGTATAGATATAAAAAATTCACCTTCATATCTTCCGACTCTATTTGTTTCTTGTGTCTTAAATTTATAGTATATGTAATATTCTGTTTTTGTTTCAGGTTCTGAAAATTCTTTAGCTGTAATAAATGCTCGTTGATTTACAACTTTTTTTGTTCCTGTATTAACATCATTCATAGAAAAAAATATGGTTGCCTTTTCAAGATCATCCATAAAATCAGTGAACATATTTACACCGTCTTTGGTTAATTCAACCTTCAATAAAGGTAATGAGGTATTTTTTTTTATGAAAAATTCCATTTAATTAACAAATAATTTGATTTAATTCCCCATCTGTACCAATAACTTCGAAAACATTACCACTTTGACCAATAAATCTACCAGCGGGTACAGGTATGATACAACTTGAGTCC